GATAATTATACACGTTTACCCCGGGCGTAATTTAGTTTCTGTGAATCCGTCATGTCGGCGTTGCTCGGTAAAATAAATTCCCATGAAATTTCCGTATTGGATCGTTCTCCTTTTCGGATCATACGAATTCCATCCTGTAAAAATTTTTCAATTGCGTGACTGACTTGGACTTTGTTTGGGTCTCGTATAGTGATAAAACGATGGATCGGGTTGTCTGAGTCATAAAATTTTCGTACATGTCGTAAAAAATATAAGACCTCGGGATATTGGGGGACATTACTTTCCTTCATTTTCTTGCGCAACTGAAGAAAGAAGGCGAGAGTAAAGGGAACACGACCAAACGGTTCACAAGGGATTTGTAATCGTAAAGGAGCAATAAGATACGAGGTATCCGTTGAAGTAAACGCGCGATGAATCATCGAATACACTTCCGGTAACGTAAAGCAAAATCCTTGGAATCGAATCACATTGTCTTTCGATACATCGTTCCACTCTTGTGATTGAAGTGTACCGTCATTGTTATGACATACCCGATTCCACCATTGTTGTTGGGTGGGGAGTTGTTGTACTTCTATTTGTTGTTGGGTTCTTGCTGAGGACGAGAGCGATGGTAACCGCGTTTCTATTGAATTTCGATTTTTATCAAGGTCGGGTAAATCGCGAACATACGGATACCGTTCTTGAAGCAGTCGAATCAAATCTCTCCGAGGCAAGTTGGAAGAATTGGGAAGGTTGCCAATTCTTGCATAGCGTCGGAGAGTGCCTATGGAATATAATTCAAATTGGGTGTGCTGATTGTCCGTTAAAACTGAATTCTGGTAATGCGTTATCAAGGCCCGAATAAGTTGTAGATAGGCCATCTTGGAACGATTTGGTATTTTATGGTAATTTGCATACCGTCGGACTTCATTCAATGACATAGATCTAAAGTTCGGTATCTCGTTTCTTTCATGAACTCGTACTTTTTCTGAATCTTGCTGTCGTGATGGTGGTGGTGGTGATGGTTGAACCGGTACATTCGTCACCACTGGTGGAGGTGGTGATGGTGATGGATGAACCGGTACATTCACCACCACTGGTGGAGATGTATAACGAATCTGAAGTTTCTGAAGGATTTCATCGTCGGTCATACCTCTCGCATTCTCGATCCCACTTCGGAGTGCGAGAATCAGTCGTTGAATCAGATTCAGTTTCCTCAACGCTTTTGATAATTCTTCAGAAGAAAGAGATGATAAGACGGTTTGCATACCGGTGTAAAGCTGTCGAATCATTAATTGTTGTGAAGAACTCGTGGTTGTAGAAGGAGGAGGAGGCAAAACGGTGGTCGCTTTGACCCATCGTCCCGTCACTTCGTTGCATCGATAATTTACATCTAAAGCCTTGGGATTAAGAGGGTTACACGAACGACGGGCTGTCATTTTTATTTTATTATATTGAAAATTATTATTTTGTGAAAACAAAGATAAATGGACGATTTGGTGACCGCGTTGATGAAGCAGGTTCAGCTCCAATTACCCCCCATCCTGGAAGATAGCATTCTTCAAACCATGGACGACCCCCGCGTCCTGATCAAGCTCAAGACCAAGATCGTTCGCCCCCTTCTTCATGTCATTATTATGCGTCTCTTTCTATTTCTGTTTCTTCCCCTCTTTATTCTTCTCGCTCTCGTGATTATCCTTCTTCTTGTCCACCTTCGTCCTTACAAACATAAATGATTTAAGCTCGTGATCTTGATAATAAAAAACGAAACACGACTTTACGAATGAGATGGGCTATTACTATGCTGGTGATCATGTTAGGAACGATCAGAATGGAAGGATTCATGATCCCTGGAGTCTTGGAGAAAAGGGTAGTGGTCAAGCCGGTTCGTGAACAGGGGGTGAGAGATTTGATTCGGTCGATGGAAAGCCATCGGATCCGAAAAATTGTGGTGTCCAAGCAGCTGGATAGTTTAGTGGCGGAGGAGAGTAAAGACGATGGAATCGTTCAAGGGGTGGTGACCCATCTACCAAGTCTGATGATACCTACTGTCGTAGAAAAAAGTTTGATGGAGCACGTGGATCTCGAATTTTCGACGGAAAAGACTCTGTGGGAGCAGGCGGCGCCCGTGATTGGTGGTTCCATATGGGGAATGACGATCCTAGCGCTCGGATCGTATTTTGTGAGCACACTACAGCGGGTGTCCAATTTTATGAGACCAAGAGGGATGTCATCACCGGGACCACAATCAGGAGGGGGGGGTAGCCTCGAGGTGCGTGAAGTGTCGTTGGTGAATCTGACGGACTGGGCGGGATCACCGGAGATCTTTCGGGAGTGTTACGAGGTAATTTCTTTTCTCAAGGACAGTGAGAAGTATCAGCAGATCGGAGCCCGTGTCCCTCGAGGCATCTTATTGGAAGGACCTCCCGGCACGGGCAAGACACTGTTGGCCAAGGCGATGGCCTCAGAAGCAGGTGCCACCTTTTTTTCTGTGGTGGCCAGCGAGTTTGTGGAGATGTTTGTGGGGATGGGGGCGGCCCGGGTACGTGCGCTGTTTCAACAGGCTCGAATGAATCTCCCCGCCATTATTTTCATCGACGAGATTGATGCAATCGGCAAACAACGAGGATCTACCGGTGGTTTTGGTGGTGGTGGAAACGACGAGCGAGAACAAACGCTGAACCAGCTCCTCTCAGAGATGGACGGGTTTGCCACCAGTGATCGGATCCTCATTATTGGTGCCACGAACCGAAAAGACGTCCTGGACAACGCCCTCCTTCGTCCTGGACGCTTTGATCGTATAATCTCGGTTCCTCTACCGGATGTGGAGTCGAGGGAACAGATCCTCAAGGTTCATCTGAACCGTACACGGTTTAATCCGGTAGTGTCGAAGGACATTCCAGAACTGGCCGAGAAGCTGGAAGGGTTTTCCGGTGCGGAGCTGGCGAATGTGGTGAATGAGGCCTCGATCATGGCGGTGAGACAGGAACGACAGGTGGTGGAAAAGACGGATTTGTTGGCCGCATTGGAAAAAAGCCGTGTCGGTATCGTGAAGGAAACAGATACTCGGTCACCTGAGCGAAGACGACGGGTGGCGATCCATGAGGTGGGTCACGCCTTGTTGGTTTCCTTGTATCCGAAATTCATCCTTGACAAGGTGAGCATCCAGGAAACCTATCAGGGAGCAGGGGGGTACACGATGTACTCGGTTCAACGACGTGGTGACAACGACCTGCCTACACGCGAGGCGTTGCTTCAGAGAATGAGTGTGATGCTAGCGGGCAAGGCAGCGGAGAGTGTTTTTTATGGGAATTCAGGATTGAGCACGGGAGCGGCACAGGATCTTCAGCAGGTGAATCAGTTAGCCAACGACTATGTCCGACGTATGGGTATGGGAGAGACCTACCCGCATCTCTTTGATCCGGCCGAGACGCCTCACATGCTCCACCGCTCCTTCTCAGACACTACCACCTATATTCTGGAGGACGAGACATCCAAGATCCTGAACGAGGCCTACGACCTTGCGTATCAACAGATTGAGCGTCACCGCCCTGAGCTAGAACCCATTATCCAGAAATTGCTGGCCAACAAGATCCTGACCGGTGATGAATTCCAATCAACCCTAACCCTGACAGCCAAGCCTGCTTGAGATGCTTGAGAGAAGAAAAATAAAATTCTTGAAAAAAAGAATAAAAAAATGAGTCTTGTTTTTATTCCTATATTCTCTCCAAAGCATGATACTAGACCGACAGCACCGAGAAATCCAGGCGGTCCGTCAATTCTTCCCGTACCCCATCACTCTTCATCCAAATCTGTCTCGTCTGACCATGACCGACACCCCCGTTCAAACGATTGATCTCGAGTTTCCCGTCGAATATCCCTTGCGACCCCCCCTCCTCACGATCAACGGCCGATCCTACCTGGAGTCGCTAGAAGATCAGCGAACCCATCCATGGGAACATTGTCCTTGCTGTCAATCCCTCCTCAAGGGAAAATGGAACCCCTCCATCACACTTCTCGACCTCTTTCAAGAAATTATTTTCGGAAGAAGACGACAATAAAATTAATGAATAAAAAAAAAAACACTGACTTTGAAAACGATATTGATAGATACCTTCTTTGGATAGTGATAGAATCCTAGTTTCTAAAACTCATCGTGTTTTTTTTTAAACTTTTTTATGAAACAGACTCCATATCATCAACTATCATCAAACATGGAAGAAGTCCGTCAATGTCTTCAGGAGCTGGTGGAGGAAGTGATCGACTTGTCCATCAGCGTCCAGCATGTCATCTACGTGCTAGACGAGAGTGGAAGCATGTTTTCCCGCCAGCAAGTGGTCCTCTCGGGGGTGGAAGAATTTCGGGAGGAACAGCTCCGCGTCCAGGATCCTCAAAAAACGGTGCTGGTCTCCATGTTGACGTTCAGCACGGAGGTACGGACCCTCTTCACTCGCAAACCTCTTTCTGAAATGGTTCCGCTGACGTCAGAGGACTACCATCCCCAAGGCCTGACCGCTCTTTACGACGCCATCCACGACAGCCTTCAGTGTGTGAATCCCATGGATGAAAAGACCATCCTGATTGTCCTCACGGATGGTCAAGAAAACGCGAGCCAACGGGTCACATCGCGTGGTCAGCTTCAGACGGAGCTTCATCGCAAGAAGCAGGAGGGAAAGCTGGAAGTGGTCTTTCTCGGAAGTAACCTGGACGATATTCAAGACGCCGCGGGTTCCGTCGGCGCGGCTCCTCAATCCACCCTGCCCTACAACGACGACCGGCTTGAAGAAGCCCTGAGCGCTGTGGCCAGTGCCGTCGGTCGTGCCACCAGTGGTGTCAGTCCCGGAATATTTTTTACTCCCCATGAACGCAGCAGCAGCAGCAGCTCCTCCTCCCCCTTCGGCTTTCCACCATCAAGACCCCGTCGGTCACAGACCGTTCGGTGGGAAGATCACGCTTCCAGCCTGTTCTCTAGGACGACAGATCGTAATTCCTCAAGTGAAACCGTCATTAACTAACAAACTCGAAAAAAGAAAGAAAGATTATCGATTCTTTATGGAAATTTTGTTTTTTGTACTCGCTGACATGTCGGTTTTTAAGTGTTTTACACCTTTCATTGAATGGCTCGAGTTTCCATACCATTGGAAAACTCGTATGCCAGATATCAAATTGAACAACACAAATCTATTACTTCCTTACAAGCATAAGTGTAGCAAGTTATATTCCTTGCGACCTGGATTCTACTCTGATCACATCACATGCACCGTTTCATAATCCGATTTGTAAATTAAAAAAAAATATAAAATCAAACAACTCTCGTGAATTCCTTTTTCTTCTTGTTCAAAAAGGAATGACTTATTTTGATCTCTACTTATACTCTATTCTACTTTTTATCGATCCCACACCTGGATCTTGTTGTGTACCGCCTTTAATCCAAAACCCGCCGCCTTGATCGTATCCAAAATATCTCGTCGATACTCCAAGGATAATACTGGCTCCATCACAACCCTCTTGACCTCGGATAAACATTCGGGCTGATCCTTCAATAAATAGTACAATAACATGACCGAAGACGCAGTCGACCAAATCGTCGTGATTGGTCGACCTAGATCTTTCCATTGGATGGTTTCCTGTTCCCACTCTGTTTCCTCGGTCGTCAACTCCATCGTCGTTTCCTTCCGATAAAGCGGGCGTGAGGCCAACACCTCCGTCTGAATCTCAAATTGAACTCCGTGCTTCTTCTGAAGCCTCTCCAACTGACTTGCCTTGTTCTTATCAGACTCTATCACCACAATCGAACGTACCCATTGAACCATAAGAAACAACTGTTTCCATGTAGAATCCAACGCCAAAACATTGTCCTCTGAACGCAGAAAATAAAGAGAAGACATCTCTTCGATGTTCATAGGGTCAATCGTAGAAAGCTTGGAAGTTGAATTCAAGTTTTCCAGTTTTTCTTTGAATTCCTCAAAAACCCCCTCCGCCATAAAAGGATCTTGTTGGCTGGTTCGACTTAGCGCCATAATGTTCCCAATACACTCATGCGGATACACCACCATTACCTTGGCCTGTTGATAACACTCGATATTCACCCCACGGAACATCAACTCCTCAAACATTCCCTTCCGTGATAAAGGTAGGGTGAGCAGGTGATCACGAATCGACGCCACATCAAGAGCCCACATCTTTGGCTCCGTTTTCTTCACCCTTCCCTCCTCATCCACCTCGGTATCAAATTCCAATCCCATCTGTGAAAGTGGCTCCTTGATGCCAGTCAATACCTTTTCTCGGAACTTGTCCCAATTCACTCCTTCCTTGACCGCTGGCATTACTTGCCCACCGTTCAACTCCTTCGCGATGAACTTCTCCAATGTCTCATCGTCTTCACAAATAACCCCATAATCGAGAAACAGGATGCGATCACATCGTTTAGATTCGGTCTCCATCCCACGTCGGATATCCTCTTCCGTGTCACGCACAAACATCAGAGACTTGCTGATACCCTTTTGAGAACACATCATGTTGATACGCATGATGGTAATCACCGTTCGCACATATAATTGACCATCATGGGTCACCGCAATGATACCGTAATGCATCTTGACGGGGTTTTATTTTTCTCTATAGAATGTTAAACCTTAAGCCGTGATAGACGGAACAAGATGAAGTTGACCCGCAAATCCTAAGCTGCCACAATGACCGAGTGTGGTTAAAATATGAGCGTGAATCTTACCTCCCATCGCTTGCCAGCGTCGACAAAACGCGTAATCCTCCGATAAATACCGACGGGTCTCTTTCTCAATCAGACAGGAAAACACGGCATAGTATTTTTCTATATCTGAACCAGGACTATCATGGTATACCTCTAGATCCTTCCCATAACGTTCCACCATTTTTTCTAGCACCGACCGTTTGATGAGCATAAATCCAGTTGGACCGTCCAACACCTCAATAAAATCGTCCTCTACACGATTCTTCGCATCCGAAAAATTCATCACCAGATCCGACGCATACATGAGAGTATGAGGATGCGTATCCGCCCCCTCCGTATCCATAATCACCTCGGACGCCTGCTCCCAATTGATCGACTTTTTAGGGTAAGGAGCGACCGCCACATCGTGTCCGGAGCGTATCAAACGAATGATTGCCTCGGGCTCGAAATGAATATCAGAATCAATAAACATGAAATAGTCACAATCCGTCTTCTGAAGAAAACGCGCGACCGATATATTCCTCGCCCTCGGAATCAGACTCTCATTCTCGGTCGTGTCCAACACCAATGAGATCTTCTCCTTCTCACAAACACCCTGAAACTGTAACAGACTGATGGCATACTGCTCCATACACTTACCGCCATAACACGGCGTGCTCAGGAATAGCTTGATCATTCTCTTTTTTGTCTATATACGCTCAACTCTTAAATCCCATCAGTTGATTTAATTCATTCTCTGTAGGCTTCCTTACCAATTGTTGGAACCGTCACCGTCTTGGAAAAAGGTGGATACCAAGAACGATACTTCCTTTGAAGATGTTGCTTAGTTAATGGTGTAGAAGACTCACTCATAAACATTGGGTTGTTTTCCCTAAAAATATGCTTTGCGAACTCGTAGGCCTTCTTAGTAGGTCGTGGGTAAATGTTGAGAAAATTCCTATCCAATAATTCTATTGTAACCTGATCGGTATTAAAAAATTTGGTAAGAGCCGTTTTAGGTAATACATTCGTTTTTTCATGAAAGGAGAGGCAGTAGTGTTGATTATTTTTTTTTTTCATATTATAAATGTCCAAAAAGTTGGAATCCCCCATGAAGAAAAAATCAAGTGTCTATCACGAGATCATGGATAAGCTCCCTATCCCCGCCTCCTACGTCACGTCTTACAACCGACCCGTCAATATCGAGTATATTATTTTAGAAATGGATCGACTTTATTTATGTTTTATGAATGGACAAAGCTTGGATCAGTATATGGTCCTGTTGAAAAACAGAAGAGCCAATCGTATTACCACTCTCCTCGTGGAAAAAGGCAAGGTCGAAATCCGATATGTTGACTCCCTGAAAGGAACAGGACGCGGTTTTTACATCAAATCTCCCAATCCAAAGGTTCTTCTTGATATTCTTAGTCATTACAAGATCAGTCTTATCGACGATGATGAAACCATCTCTAGACAGCTTAGTGATAAACCATCAGGATTGGGTCTATCGACTGGACCGTTAACCCGCATGCAATTGGATCAAAACACCTTTGACATGTCTCGATCACCGGTCATCCGTGCGATGAAAGGAAGAAGCACGCGTTTCAATGACGATGAGAAAGAATTCTTGGAATCGATCGATAAGATCGGCATCCTCCGTTTGCATCCTTTTCAAAAAATCACCGTTGTCTAAACACACCAACCACTAAATTGAATTGACACCCTAAAAATAACATAGTCATACTCTATTTTGTTTTTTGTGTTCACCTCTTTCTATTCCACTACTATTACCACAAAAAAAAAAAGATCATATGACGACAGAACGGAAATGTGCCGTTTGTTTTCAATTCACGGACGCTCCCTTGGACTCTTTGTCTTCGCCTATTTTTTCGTGTTCGTGTGGCGTTCAATGCTGTGGCGAGTGTATGGAAGAATGGATCCTCTCCAATACCAACAAGGACGTCTCGTGCGTCGGATGCCGGGCCATCTTTCCCCAAGACATCGTCTATACCAAGCTGAGAAAAGAGTTCCTTTCCAATCAATACAGGCTATGGCGTGCCGAATTTTTGTGGGAAACGGAAAAGGCATTTCTAGGCAACGACATGATCCTCGCCCAACAAGAGCGACAACGACGTGAGCTCGGGATCGAGCTAGACGATCTGCGCAAACAAAAGAAAAGACTCCTGAGGTCCAAAAAACTAGCTCTTTCCCCCGCCATGTCCCACGTCTGTCAAGAAATAAAAAGGATCCTCGCTGTCCGTTCTTCACTGCGAGTTTCTGATACGTCTTCTTCCGCGCTGCAAAAAAACCAAAACGGAGTCCTCCTCCTACCCTGTCCCACCCAGGACTGTCGAGGACTCATCCACAAGGCCACTCATTCCTGTCTGCTTTGTCAAACTCACCTCTGTCGGCAGTGTCATCAACCGGTCGAGATCACAAACCAAAACGAATCGTTGCCGCATGAATGCCTCCGTGAAAACATGGAAGCCGCGGCGCTCATCCTTCGTGAAACCAAACCATGCCCGAGGTGTGCCATCCGTATTTACAAAATCAGCGGATGTGATCAGATGTGGTGCGTCGGTTGTCATTGCGCCTTTTCTTGGGAAAGCGGGCGTCCACTCGAAAGCACCACCGTCCTTCATAATCCCCATTATTATCACTGGCTCTTTGAGCAACCGCACATCAACCTCGCCCAGGTCGATATGGATGCTCGTGATCCCATGTTTGCGACACGCATCATGCAAACACTTCGTCAAAAACAACATCCCCCCACCAACGCTCAGGATATTTCCTTTTCGATCCTCCGTAAAATCCGACACATTGCTCATATCCGCGACACCATCTTGCCCGTCTACCTCGTCGATACTCTCCGCACCAACCAAGACGCCCGTGTCCGCTATCTTCTTCATGACATGGACGATTCTGAAATCTCCAGGCTCTTGTACCATCGAGAGAAACGCAACCTGAAAAAAACAGCCCTTTATACCATGTTTGACCACGCCTCTCAGACCATGGAAAATCTCATTATTGAATTTGCCATGGAACGCGATTGGAAACACTCCTCCCTGTTGTTTCAGAAATTCCGTAACCTTATTCAGACTAGCCAAGTTACATGTACCGGCATTCTTCAACGCTACGGTGGACGTGGACCCTCTCTCACCAACCTTGAAGCACTATTGTAAAGCAGTAGAAACGTTCCTCTTTTCATCATTCAAAGATTAACCCATTATTTTCTTACCACGTGTTTTACAGATCAAATTATGAAATACGCATTTTGGATCGCCGCCACCCTGCGCACCTGTACCGCGTTTCACGTCCTGACCACGAAGCGCCCCTTGACGAGTCCCATTCTGGTCAAGGAAAAAACGGACTTTTCAACCGCGAGTCCGATTTTCTATGACGACGAGCCGATCCATCCTTTGCCGATCGCCCATTTCGGCGTCGATCTTTATTGTCAGTCCGGCGACTCCACGGCTCTCCTCCGTCGAACCTATCCTCACCTCGACATCCTTGGCATCGAAAACGATCTCGCCCTGTGGAAGAAGGCCTGTCAACGCTACCCCAATCTCTCGTTTTATCATGGAGATATCCTCGATATGAGTCTTTTCACCGACCGCGTCCATGTCCTTCAGATCCCTCTTCGCCACTCCTTCAAGGTCCCCACCCTGTCGCCTCTTCTTTCCTCCAAAGCCATCATCCGCATTATGGACGATGATGACCCCACTGTTCTCTACCAATTTTATAAACATCAAATCAAGTACAATTAAAAGTAAAGAGGAAGCGGAAAATGGAACTGAATTCTTTCTTGATAACGGAGCATCGTCTCTGTTGGAACCCTCTTTTCGGGGGACTTTGAATATAAATCACATTGCTGAAACACCACCATGTACCGATCCCATAATTCAACATCTCGCGCATTCATCGATTCTAAACGTCGAGGATCACGAAGGCTATGATATCGAACGATCCAGGAAACCTCATAGGGCACCACGTCCTTGATTCTTGAATACATAAACTCGTCATGATTCCATGTGATCACCGTCTGATCTAAACTCTTACCCGGAATCAATATTTTGTTGAAACACACGACATTGGCCGGATCTTCGTCAGACATCAGTAACAACATCTTTCCTAGATCATGAAGCACGGCCGCACAAAACAGTACCTCGTCCTCCAGTCGTCCTTTGGCTTCCAGATTGGCGAGCACCTGAAGAACATGCTGAAACTGATCAATACCACACAATCCACGGTCACTTGGATCAATACACTGTCGCGTCTTTGCCAGTAGATCCCAAACCAGGATGGGTCGACCCAAAACCGGTCGATTTTGGTACCGGAGTTGAAGAGCTTGGTAGGTAGTGAGGGTCTGTGCCTCGTGGCGTTCATGAATCGATGTCGCCAAGGCTCGATCAAAATGACGGACGCGACACGGAGAACATTCCAAAAGAACCGTGTCTCGTCGACACTCATGACAAAGAAAACCGTGTCCGCAAGGAAAAGAAACGGCAGGAGACGATACTATCGTTCCACAGACCTCACAAATCATCTCTCTCTATCGATCCACAAGAAGAATACATAAATATATATATTTTATATATTCAGGAGGGAAGGATGAAAAAGATCCACTACACGTTTTCAGGTGAATTTGGAGCCGAGATAGTGCTCCATATTCCATATCTCTACCATCTTTTTCTTCAGCATAAGATCCATCCCGAGGATTCGGTAGAGATTTATCCGGGCATGGACCCGTTTTATTTCTTCTTGTCCCCCAGTCAGATCCGGTTTCATACCTCACCACGATATTATGTTTCCCCCAACCATCGAACCACACCGAATCAACATGATGATGTCGATGAACTCGCCGATTATTCTCAATGGACACCACCACCGTATCAACACATGTACCGCAATTCACTACTGATTTTTGCTCGTCCCCTCCTGGTGATTCATAACAAGTATAATGTCGAATGGAACCAATCGCCCATCAATTTCTTGGACCCCCTGACACTGGACCTTCTTTTTTCGACTCTTTCCCCCCATTATCAAGTGGTGTACCTAGGTACTGATACAACGAAGGGTCGATCGGATTACAGTCAAGATCACAACACCATTTTTTCTTTCCCGGATCGGGCGATCCTTGATCGCCATCCTGACGTCCTTTCTTTTTCTCAATTACTCGCTTCTTTTCCAGAGTATAACTACAACAGGCTGAAACTCATGCTCTTTGCCAACTGTCGTCATTATATTACGGTTCAGGGCGGAGGTGCCGCCTTGATCGCCTACTTCGCACAAAAGATGCTGGTTCTTCACAAGAAAGGATGGGAATGGGAGAAGGGTAGCTATCAGGGATGGTACCAGCGCCTGCTTCCCTCCTTTCCCACCAATCTGATGGTGGTACGAGAGACGAAGGACCTCCTTGACGCCGTCCCTCCTCTTTTTCTATCGGATTATTGAAGGTGGTGGATGGTGAGGGGAAGGGTGCGTCCGATGCGGTACGCTCGACCTCGTACCTGAGTGAACATGGGTTCAGACATGGAATGAAACATGATAATATCCGTGGCTTCCTGAAGATTGAGTCCGGCACCGGATTCGTGAGAATTGAGAAAAAGAACATTGAGACTTTTTTCTTTGAAATCGGAAATGACCTTTTCACGGGAGGCCATGGTGCCCCGTATTTCTCCAAACTCGATGCCTCGGTCATGAAGCGTCTCTCGGATCAGATCAAAGGTTTCATAAAAAGAAGAAAAAATAATAAATTTTCCTGTAGGATTCTCACGTAGAATCTTGAATATGGTGTCGATTTTGCTCGGGATTCGTTCTTCCTGGGGTGTTGGTGATACGGATTCGCGGGATGACCGCTCTTCAGACATGTCTTGTACGGATTCGGGTGGTATATAGATCAGATAATCGTTGGTGATGTGTCGCCGACAGAGTGGACACGAGCTTTTTTCCTGAAACCATTGAAGGACACACTCCCCACAAAACATGTTCTGACAACACGTCAATAAAATCGGCTTCTCCTTCTTTTCTAAACAAATCGGACAGACACAGTACAAAAGCACATGTCGAATCCGATCTTGAAGCTCCTCTAATTGCTTGCGTAATCGATCTTCCCGTTCTCGCCACTTTTGAACCTTGGTCTCGTCCCCGATTCTCTCAAACCGTGTAATCTTCCATTCTGCTTGCTGAATCGAGTCCCGCATATCCTTCTCGATCAAATCAAAGATATTGGAGGTGCTGTTCCCCCCCAAACACCGCACCGCCCCCTCAATGTTTCCCGCTGAAATCATCTCAATAATGGCCGTGGAAATGAGGTCCTTGACAATATTAAAAACGGGTTGGTGACATGTATGGTACTGATGATGAAGCGCTGGCAATTGGAAAGAACGGGTCACGAAATCGTCTTCGTTCTTGAGGATCAGATTCTTATAAAGACTATAATCCATGTAATTGGTAAAAATACTGCTCATGAAATTGTGCGAGTAACGCTGCTGGTTCAATAACAGATCGGGCGTCGCCGTGATGAACCAGATGAAACCCGCAATAATCTGCCGCATCGATGCAATCTTGGTGTGTGTAGGCTCGTCATAAATAAATCGCTTCCACGCATAACTAGGGAACCGCTCCAACAAGTAGTTGTAAAACGCCGGACTACACAACACCACCTCATATTCACTCGGATCCACCTGCTCTACCTTTTTCCGCGAGGTGACCACCACATACCGTAATGTGGTTTCCCCTAATTCCTCCATCCACTGTCGGATGATGGTACTCCCCGCCACAATCAGATTCGTATTAATCCTCCGCAAGGACAAGAGACTCCGCTTCACAATACAGCCATTGCCATACACTCCCGAGATACACGACTGGATATGCTCCTGTCCCAAATCCCATGTCATCTTATCTCTCAACATCAACCCAATCATCGTCACCGTTTTCCCATACCCCGTCATATCCGCATAGATACTCAGTATTAAATCAATACAATAGGTAGAATGAACAATTCGCTTTTCCCTCTCCCTCGTTTCCATCATCTCCATCGCCGCAATCTGATGAGGGAAGAGCGTCTTTTTCATCGATAACTCCATACTGCTTTTTTTTCTTATACTATGGTTTACGCCTTTATATCTATCTTTATTTTTGCGTTAGTTTACACCGTCAGACATTTAAAACACTCATCTGCGTTGCCGATCGTTGAACACAGCTCAATTTCTGTGTAAATCATGGTTCGTCAGAAAGACGACACGAGTC